CTGACACTAGCGATGTTGTTTCAGGTACTGGTGGTTCTGGTGTTGTGATTATTCGTTACTCTAGCACCTATATAGCCGCGACTGCAACAACTGGTTCGCCAACAATCACAGTTGATGGGGGCTATCGCATCTACAGATGGACTGGCTCTGGCTCCATTACTTTCTGAGGATAATCATGGCTCACTTTGCCCGACTGGATGAAAGCAACACAGTTACTGAAGTAATTGTAATTAACAATGAAGTGATTGAAAACAAATCGTTTCCAGAAAGTGAAACTATTGGCGTTCAGTTTTGTCAATCACTTTATGGCGCAGATACGCTCTGGGTGCAAACATCCTATAACGCTAATTTTCGATACAACTATGCGGGAACTGGGTACACCTTTGACGCTACGGCGTTGCCTAATGGAGCGTTTATCACGCCCAAGGCATATCCTTCTTGGGTACTGAACACAGCAACATACCAATGGCAGGCTCCCATCCCATATCCCAATGACGGGGAAAAATATTCTTGGGACGAAACAACTCAGTCTTGGGTTCTTTTTACTTCATCTTTTTAAAGGAAAATCATGTCAGCAACTATTACTTGGGTCATTGAATGGATGCAAACCACTCCTACGACCGCAACCCCTCCTGAGACAGTCATCACCGCTGGCTGGCGTTGCAACGGTTTGCAAGCATCTGCCGACCCTCAAGCACCCTATGTCGCAACTGTTTACGGCACAGCGTCATTCCCTGCCCCTGAAGGCACTTTTACGCCTTACAGCCAACTGACTCAAACTCAAGTTTTGGGTTGGTGCTGGGCAAACGGCGTTGACCAGACCGCTACCGAATTAAGCATTCAATCGCAGATCAACGGTCAAATCAATCCGACGGTTATTCAACCACCTCTGCCTTGGGTTACGGCATAATTAAAAAAGGGCGAACCGCTGGCCTATAACAGCGGAAATTTTTTAGGAGAATGGCAATGGAAAAAATAACTTTATCAACTCAACTGGTCAACGGCATCCTTCAGTATTTGGGCAACCAGCCCTACGCTCAAGTTGCTCAATTGATTGATGGCATCCAAAAAGAAGCACAAGCACAGGCTCAACAACCCGTTGAGAAAGTGATTGCTGAACCTGTAAATTAAATGGTATGAGCATGGAAGCGGTTCACGAATTAGCCACCGAGACCGACAAGCGTCTAAGCGTCCATGAGGCTATCTGCGCCCAGCGTTATGAGGGCATTCAAAGTCGCTTTGACGATGGCTCAAAGCGCATGACCAAGATTGAGTACCTTTTGTACGGCGTGATTGTCTGCGTTCTGTTTGGCCCCGGCGTGGCTGGGGAACTCATCAAAAAGGTTTTAGGACTGTAATGGTTGACCTTACCAAAGCCATCGGAGCCGTTGCCGCAAGCGTTGCCGCACTTGGTGGTAGTTACACGCTTGCCGACAAGTTTGGCTTTTTTGACCGAGCCATCATTGAATGGTCTCCAGAGAATTTTAAAATTGTGGCAGAGGCTAATAAGCCAATTACTGTTACGGTTGCAAGAATAAAGAAGCGGGACGACTGCTCTGTTGAGAGTTTCACGCCAAGCATTCGTGATGCGGCAGGCATGGTGCATGAAGCAACCACCACCGCAAGCAAGTTTAGTGGCCCAGCAGGCCCAGAGATCGACACATTCACCTACGAACTCACGATGGTGAGGAAAGAGAAGATTGCCAGCGGCAAGGCTACTTTGTTGGCGACCATCAAATACAAGTGTCCTGAAGGGGAGCGCGTTGTGCAATATCCCCGTCATACAAATCTAAGTTTTGAATTAAAAGGGTGACCATGATTCCAATAGTCGCATCCCTCCTTGGTACATTGGCTCAGAACGGTCTGGGCCTTTTGTCTTCTGCGATCCAAGCAAAGGGCAAAGAAGTCGTCGAGAAGACTCTTGGCGTCAAGATTTCCGATAACCCCTCCGACGCTGAAGTATCTAAACTTCGCCAACTCCAATACGACCACGAGGAGCGCCTGCTTGAGTTGGGCATCGAGAAGGCCCGCATTGAACAAGAAGAGTTGGCGGCACTGCTTAAAGCGCAGGCAAACCAAGAAGACAATGTGTCCAAGCGTTGGCAGGCTGATATGGCCTCTGACTCGTGGCTGTCGAAGAATATCCGCCCCGGCACCCTGATCTACATCCTGACCGCTTATTTGCTGTTTGCTGGCCTAAGTGCCGCAGGCATTGAGGTGAACGAGGCATATGTTGCCTTGCTCGGCCAATGGGGTATGTTGGTGATGACCGCCTACTTTGGTGGCCGCACCGTCGAGAAGGTCATGGAAATGCGCAAAAAGGACAAAGAATGAGCCTGAGTGACGAACAAGCCGCATTCCTTCTGGATGCTTGCAAACTAATCGTATATGCCACTGGCCTTGGTTTTAAGGTCACTGGTGGGGAGTTGGCCCGCACACCTGAACAGCAAGCCCTTCATGTCAAGGCTGGTCGCTCCAAGACCATGAACTCCATCCACCTCAAGAGGTGCGCTATTGACTTGAACTTTTTCAAGGATGGGCAGATAATCTGGAACAAGGAAACCCTTGCTCCGCTGGGCGCGTATTGGGAGAATATGCACCCCAAAAACCGCTGGGGTGGTAATTTCAAATCGCTGGTAGATTGCCCGCATTTTGAGCGCAATGTCGGATAAGGAGAAAAAATGACGACCGCATCGGTAATGACATACGACTCCTTGGTCGAGAACATCCAGTCTTATCTGGAGCGTACCGACACCGCTACCCTTGAGAAAATCCCTCTTTTCATCATGCTGGCCGAGCAGATCATTGCCAGCCAGATCAAGTTTTTGGGTAACCTGACGGTCAGCACTAGCACGATGACGGCCACTCAGGCGGTCATTGACAAGCCTGCCCGTTGGCACAAAACCGTTTCAATGAATGTGGTGGTGGCTGGTAGCCGCACCCCTGTCTTGCTTCGCAAGTATGAGTACCTGCGTGAGTATTGGCCTGATGCCACAGAGACAGGCGTGCCCGCATATTACGGCGACTACGACTACACACACTGGCTGGTGGTTCCTACGCCTGCCGCCGCTTACACCTTTGAGGTGTTGTACTACGAGCGGATTCAACCGCTCGATTCTTCCAACCAAACAAATTGGTTCACCATCTACGCCCCGCAGGCATTGCTGTATGGCGCTCTTTTGCAGTCTATGCCGTTCCTCAAGAACGACGAGCGGATGCCCATGTGGCAAGCAAATTACGACCAGATCATGCAGACCCTCAAGCAAGAGGATGTCCAGCGTATTGGTGACCGTCAAGCCGCAGTATTGGATACCTGATCATGTCATATAACAGCCCCTTCACAGGTAATGTCATCCAGCCAACGGATGTCTCTTATCGCCGAATTACTCTGACCGCTGACTTACAGTTGGAGTGGCCTATCAACGGGACTTCGACTGATGATGCCGCCGCTCGAATCATGGAGGTGTCAACTGCATCTACTGCAAACGAGTTGTGGATGCCGCCAGCCAATCAGGCTTCTGTCGGCCAAGATGCGTTGATCCGAAATGTGGGCGCTGTTGCTTTGCTGGTCAAGGACTACACTGGCCTCAACACCATTGTGTCTATAGCCGCTGGCGAAGCCCAGTACATCTACATCACGGCCAATCCAACCACAGCAGGCACTTGGGGAATCATTGCCTATGGTATTGGCTCTTCTGGTGCTGATGCGGCCACGCTGGCTGGATACGGCTTGCTGGCGATTGGTCAGACGCTGAACCAGTCCCAGCCTGTCACCACCTTTTCTAGCGATTACACGGCACTGACAACAGACCGCTCTAACACTTATGTGTGGACGGGTGGTGCTGGTACTTTGACGCTATCAGCCGCGTCTACCCTTGGCGATAACTGGTTCATGTTCTTGCGCAACAATGGAACTGGTGCCTTGACTGTTGCTGGAACTGGCGGAAACACCATCAACGGTTCTGCTTCGTTAATTTTTCAGCCTGCTGATTCTGCAATTATTGTGTGCAGTGGCTCAACCTTCTACACCGTTGGCCTTGGCAAATCAACTCAGTTTGCTTTTACTCAGTTGACCAAGAGTGTCACTACTGGCAGTTACACATTGACTTCTGCGGAAGCGTCTAATGTGATTCAGAAGTACACAGGAACCCTGACAGGCAATGTGACCATCATTGTTCCTCAGACGGTGCAGGTTTACTACATCCAGAACGCAACGACTGCTGGTGGGTTTACCTTAACGATCAGCACAGGCGTGGGTGGTGCGTCTACGGCCACGATTGCCGCAGGTAATCAAGCCACGCTGATTTGCGACTCGGTGAACTTGTTGAACGCCAACACCGTACTGGCTGGTTCTTCGGCCATCAGTTTGCTCAACGGTACGGTTTCTAACCCTTCGTTGAACTTTGCGTCTGAGCCAACGACTGGTATTTATCGCGCCGCCTCTGGTGAGTTTAACCATGCAATTCTTGGCGTGTTGCGCTCCACCTTGTCGGCATCTGGCTTGGCAATTGTTGGCACGGGTAACTTTACGGGTGGCGTTTCAGGCGGAGTATTCACTTGACCAAAAAAGTTCTTACGATTGACACCCTTGCTGGACTTCAGAGGGATGGCACTATTTTTGACTTGAACTTTTATACCGCTGGTAAATGGGTTCGGTTTCAGCGTAACCGACCCCGCAAGATAGGTGGCTACCGCGCCATCACAAATGATGTGTTTGGTTACTCTCGCGGCATTTATGTCAACTCTGTAGACGGCATTAACCAAATTTTCAATGGCTACAACAACGGCTTTGAAGTTGTAAACATTGACAACGCTGGCGTGGGCGCGGGAGTTAATGAGTTCACATTCACTGGTCTGATCCTTACGACCAACACATTGGTTGGCGGTACGCTGTACACAAACGGCACAT